CTACATAAAGTCGTTTTGTCAGAGTTTGCATGGGTAAAGTCCATCATTAGTTTGAGCAAAGCTACCCTCTTTTTGGCTGTAAGCTTACGGGGATAACCGGCACTCAATAGCCGTACAATATCTTTCTCGGTCATCTGTGGTATACCTCTCCAATCAGGGGCGAGTTCGTTATAAACATCTTCCATGCGTTCCGCTTTGCTTTTACTCATGTTGTCCTCTTGGGGTTAAGTTGTTTGAGCATAGCCATATCGGTGATACAGATATAGTTAGACTTGTTTAGTGGTGCTATGGTGAACTTACGATCCTTAGCTATCTCGTCACCACAATCAAGGCAAACGGCATAGCCAATGTCAAGACGAGCTAAGTCGTACTGATCACCACACAATTTACATGTTGGTATGTGTTTCATGATTTGATGATCTCCCCACTCGATTCAAATTCTTTCCATGCTTGGCAAGTCGGGCAAAGGCGGTCATAGTCGGGGCATCTTTCACCCCAGTACTGAATCATTGCTTCCTCTGCATCGTCTGCCTCACAAGCTTTAGCCCATTCGTGGTTTAACCACGCATCAAGATCTATGTTCATGTGCGTTCCCCTAAAGCTACAAGTCCAGTAATACCTGATTGAGCAATGCGTTTCATTTGCTCAGTTGTGTAACAAGATGTTTTGGTATGTGGGTGCAGTTGGCTAAACTGCTTGGAAGTTGAGCGAGAGTATTTATCTGCGTTCTCGTACCATTGGGGACTTTGCCCATCTAACCATTCGGCAATGAACATAGGGAAATGATAGCCGTATGAATACACGACATAGCGGTGAGTCAAGGTGTTGCCCTGTGGTGTGTTGTACTCGGCAAAGGTATTACTCCCCTTGAAAGGGGTAAGTTCCTGTACTTTTGCTCGTGCTTTGATATTACTGATTTTTACTTGTTTCATGGTGTCACTCCCGTTAGATGATAGAGAAGGCGGATTCGTCGCCATCGTAGAACCAATTGGTATACGAATAGATACCATTGGCATTGTGGCAATTGCCACCGAATAGAGGCATGGATACGGATTCCTCTAGCCCTGCGGATTCCAACGAAACAAACAAGCCCTGTTCCTCGGCTACTTCTTCCCATTGCATTTCGTCAACGAGATCAAACTGCGGTACTTGATTCATGTGATTCTCCTGTAAGGTTACTGCTAAGTTTTAGGGTTTACTGCGTATAGTCGGTAGATATTTTTTGACTATACTTCTATTGTAACATATTAAGGTGTGAAAGTCAAGTAAACTGTATCAAAGTCTATCAAAGAATGTAATGTACCGATTGAACCTATTTGTTCTTATTATGTAGTTATGTAAGTTATTGATTTTCTAGTATTGTTCTTAATGAGGGGTCTCAAAACATATACACAAGGACTTTTTTTAGTTCTCCTTCAGTCCCTTGCAGAAAAGAATTTAAGAACAAATTTAAGCAAAAGTGCTTGAGTATCCAAAATGGACAGAACAAAGCGAACAATATAACTTTATCCTTATAAATCAACGGGTTCAGACAGAACAATATGACCGAACAAATGGGTTCAATACAGAACAATATGCTAGGGTAAACACCTATGGTTTTGCTATTGACAAATGCCAAAAATACTTTTAACCTGTACACAGGTTAAAACAAAGTTCTCCGTAAGCTTACAGGCAACTTTGGTCACTGGCATCTACTAGTAGGATGTTTCTCCGTAAGCTTACAGGCAACTCCGGTCACTGGTCTCTCTTGGTGTAACCTTACAGGTAAAGTTGTCGTGTGATGTTAAGCCGAATCTAATTGTCCCTATGCTGCTTGCTACTTAAGTCACTGGTTTCTTTCGATAAAATGTTGCGTTGCAATATTTATCAGGTAAAAAAAGAGAGCGAAAAAAAACCCGCCGAAGCGGGTTAAGATGTTACCTGTAAGCTTACTGTTATTTCGTATCCTTAACATACTTATGGATATTTAAAGCTTTTAATACTTTGAGATCGTCAACAATACCCGCATATGGGTTTGTTTTTTCTTCACTTAAACGATCCATTGCACTAAGTACTTCACGAAGAGCCATTACCATTTGACTGGCGGGTTTTTTCTTACCACTAGTATTACCACTATTTTTAGCCTCTTCAAGGGATTGCATCGCCTTTTTGATATTACTGTAAGTATTATCTACAGAATTTTCAATCAATACTTGGCGTACAGCGATTTGGGTTTTATTTAAGCTATCAGTATTAGAACGAATAAGCTTTTTACTATCATCATCAAGACCTTCAATAATGAATTCGCAAACTGTATCCCTAAAAGCTAAAAGGGATTTATCCTTTTCAAGCTTACCTACAAAATGGTGAGAGCGCTTACCATTACTCCAGAGCATTTCACATAACTCTTGGTTTTTATTGGCGCTCTTTTGCTTGAGACCTGCTAAAGCGCTAATCAAAGCGCCTTCGTCTTTTGATACAGTTAAGACGGGATTAGCGGGTATTGGTTCACCAAGCATAGACTTTACTTGTTGCCCTAATGCTGATATTACTGGCTCACCACTTGATGTTAATGGTGTTAATGCTTTTTTACTTGCTTTCATTTTTAATACTCCATTAGTGATTAAGAAAATAATCTGAATCAATATCTCGATTCATTAATAACAGTATACCATAGTATGTTAACGATTGTCAAGCTTTAATACAATCCAGTAAGCTTACTGGCAACTCTGTACGCTAAGGGTTTACCCTGACCCCACCCCCCAAATTCTAGTTTAGTTACATACGCTAGGTTTGGTTTGCTATTACGCACGAGCATTGTCCAATTTTTAAGAATCGACATAGGAAACACCCCCCGTCATGTTTTTTAAGTACCTAGCTAAAAAAATTTTTATATTGACTTTTTTCGTTTTCCTATATACTTCGCTAGTCATCCCTCATCTAGCATTGGACATAAATGCAACAACTACAAGTTGAGCCTGATTTATTCATACCATTTCCAGAAGACAACCCGACCCTAGCTAACTTTAGAGAACGGGCAGAAGCAGCCTGCAAAACAGCAGATTTGCTAGAGCTTGACGTTAACCCTACAGAAGAAGACCTGCTAGTTGCAGAGACTGTTGCCTATTCTGTGGCACAAGACGAAGACCAAGTAAATAAGAAGCTAACCTCTAAAAAGGCATCCCAGCTAAAGCCTGCTACGTATTACCAAGTAAATGGCATCCTTAAAGAGTTTTCGACAAAGGTTGTTGAAAATGCCACACAAATACGCCTATTAGTAACAAATAAGCTACTACTTGAGTCAGAAAACGAGGACCCAAAGATACGTATCCGTGCCTTGGAATTACTAGGAAAAATCACCGATGTGGGCTTGTTTACTGAGAAGTCTGAGGTTACTATTAACCATAGGTCAAACCAAGAACTGATGGACAGTTTGCGGGCTAAAATCCATAAATTAATGGCTCCCACTGAGGTAGAAGACGTAAAAACCATCAAAGTAAACGGGGAAACCGTTGATTTAGACGCAGAATTAGGCATTGTAGACGAGGAAAAAACCGAGGAAGTTAAAGATGACGGCGACAGCAAACCAGCTTGAAAGCCTCACCGATGAAGAACTTAAGTTCTTATTGGACAATTTGGATAAATTTGATGAGGTAGATGCCGAAGAAACAGAGTTTGTTCTTGATGAGATAGATCGTCGCAAAGAAGCCAAGGCTGCTAGGCTTGATCTAATAGAGTTTTGTAAGAAAATGCAGTCCGATTACAAGGTTGGTAAGCACCACCGCAGGTTGGGTAACCTCCTTATGGAGATTGCTGAAGGTAAAAAGAACCGAATTGTAGTCAATATACCTCCACGGCATGGTAAATCCCAGCTTGTATCTATCTACTTCCCTGCATGGTTTCTTGGCAAATACCCCGATAAGAAGGTTTTAATGGTCTCCCACACGACTGATCTTGCTGTGGACTTTGGTAGGAAAGTGAGGAACTTAATTGATAGCCCCGCATATAAAGAGATTTTTCCAACCGTTACTTTGGCGCAAGATAATAAGTCTGCTGGGCGTTGGAATACTAATGCTGGTGGTGAGTATTTTGCTTGTGGTGTGGGTTCTGCCCTTGCTGGTCGTGGAGCTGATCTATTACTGGTGGACGACCCCCATAACGAGCAGGACATCATCAATGGGAACTTCGATGTATTTGAGAAAGCGTATGAATGGTTCACCTACGGAGCAAGAACACGCTTGATGCCGGGTGGTAGAGTCGCTATAGTACAAACTAGGTGGCATCAGGATGACCTGACAGGTAAGGTTGTTCGGGATATGACCCAGAATGATGAAGCGGATCAGTATGAGCTTGTTGAATTTCCAGCGATCTTTAATGAAGGAACAGATAAAGAAACAGCTTTGTGGCCAGAATGGCTGTCATTGGCCTCTCTGCGTCAAACTAAGGCTTCTATGCCTGTGTTCCAGTGGAACGCTCAGTATCAACAAAACCCAACCGCTGAAGAAGCCTCTGTTGTAAAGCGTGAATGGTGGAATTGGTGGAAAAAAGAAGACCCACCTACCTGTGAATACGTAATTATGAGCCTAGACGCTGCGGCAGAAACCCATAACCGTGCTGACTTTACTGCAATAACAGTTTGGGGTGTATTTTTTAATGAAGAAAACGACTGTCACAACATTATTTTGCTTAATAGCATCAAAAAACGATTAGAATTTCCAGAATTAAAAGATTTAGCGTGGCAAGAATGGCAAGAATGGCAACCCGATGCGTTCATTGTGGAGAAAAAATCGGCAGGAACAGCGTTATATCAAGAATTACGGCGTACAGGCATGCCTGTTACGGAATACACACCCCATAGGGGTAGTGGTGACAAATTAGCTCGGTTAAATAGCGTAGCGGACATTGTAAAAAGTGGATTAGTGTGGGTTCCTGAGACACGCTGGGCTGAAGAAGTAGTAGAAGAGATTGCAGGATTCCCGTTTATGAGTCATGATGACTTGGTAGACTCAACGGTAATGGCGCTAATGCGCTTTAGGCAGGGTGGATTTATAAAATTACCAAATGATGAACCGGATGAAATAAAACTTTTTAAAAGTATCCGGTCCAAAGGATACTATTAAGGATAGATTATGTCGATTGAAAAAAGCCTATACCAAGCCCCTGTCGGATTGGATTCTATTGTTGAAGAAGAACCCATTGAGATTGAGATCGAAGATCCAGAGTCAGTCAAGATTGGGATTGACGGTATGGAGATTGAAATAGAACCTGCCGAACCCTCAGACGAAGATTTTGATGCCAACCTTGCGGAGTATATGAGTGAGGGGGATTTAACAGAGATTGCTGGTGATTTATTAGGTGACTTTGAAGATGATGTGTCTGCCCGTAAGGACTGGATACAGACTTATGTAGATGGTCTTGAGTTGTTGGGTATGAAGATCGAAGAGAGAACAGAACCATGGGAAGGTGCTTGCGGTGTCTATCACCCACTCTTATCTGAAGCCCTTGTTAAGTTCCAAGCTGAAACTATTATGGAGACGTTTCCAGCTGCAGGTCCTGTAAAAACTTTAATTGTTGGTAAAGAAACGCCTGAAAAGAAAGATGCAGCACAACGAGTTCAAGATGACATGAACTATCAGTTGACTGATGTTATGACTGAGTATCGCCCTGAGCATGAACGCATGATTTGGGGATTAGGACTATCAGGCAATGCGTTTAAGAAAGTCTATTTTGATCCTGCACTTGATCGTCAGGTGTCAATGTTTATTCCTGCAGAAGACATCGTTGTTCCTTATGGAGCCTCAAGCTTAGAGCAGTCCCCTCGTGTGACGCACGTGATGCGTAAAACTGAAAATGAAGTGAAACGACTTCAATTTGCAGGCTTTTACAGAGATATAGATCTTCAGGAGCCAAGTGGAGCATTGGACGAAGTTGAGAAGAAGATTGCCGAAAAAATGGGTTTTAGAGCAACTTCAGACGACCGTTACAAGCTTTTAGAGATGCATGTAGATCTTGATTTGCCCGGTTATGAAGACAAAGACAAAGATGGAGAGTTAACAGGCATCGCCCTACCGTATGTTATAACGATTGAAAAAGGGACTCAAGAAGTCTTATCAATCCGCAGAAACTGGAGACCTGAAGATGACACTCATCAAAAAAGGAATCATTTTGTCCATTATGGATATGTGCCGGGCTTTGGCTTTTATTGTTTTGGGCTTATCCACCTTGTCGGTGCTTTTGCTAAGTCTGGTACTAGTCTTATTCGGCAGCTCGTGGATGCTGGAACCCTTGCAAACTTGCCAGGCGGCTTTAAGACCCGTGGCTTGCGAGTCAAAGGTGATGACACCCCGATAAGTCCAGGTGAGTTCAGAGATGTAGACGTACCGTCAGGAGCAATCAAAGACAACTTGATGACCTTGCCATACAAGGAACCAAGCCAAGTTTTATATCAACTGCTTGGGACTATTGTTGAAGAAGGTAGACGTTTTGCATCGGCAGGGGACATGAAAGTATCTGACATGAGCGCTCAAGCTCCTGTAGGCACAACCCTAGCAATTCTTGAAAGAACTTTAAAAGTGATGAGTGCAGTGCAGTCCCGCATTCATTATTCAATGAAACAAGAGTTAAAGCTTCTTAAAGAGATTATTCGTGACTACACGCCTGATGAATACAACTATGAGCCTGAAGAGGGCAGTCGCAAAGCAAAGAAAAGCGACTATGACATGGTTTCGGTCATTCCAGTCTCAGATCCTAATGCAGCGACAATGGCGCAGAAGATCGTACAGTACCAAGCAGTACTCCAGTTGGCTCAAGGTGCGCCACAGATCTACAATCTCCCGCAACTCCACCGACAAATGCTAGATGTGTTGGGAATTCGCAACGCTCAGAAACTTATTCCGTTACAAGAAGATCAGAAACCAAAAGATCCAGTCACAGAGAATATGGACGTATTAATTGGTAAACCACTTAAAGCGTTTATTTACCAAGACCAAGATGCACATTTAATGTCCCACAATAGTTTCTTGCAAGACCCTATGACACAACAAATGATTGCCCAAAATCCAATGGGGCAGCAGATTGTAGCAGGGTTGCAGGCTCATATAGCCGAGCATTTTGGCTTTAAATACCGTCAACAGATTGAGCAGCAGATGGGTGCGCCTATTCCTTACCTTAAAGATGAGGATGAGACAATCCCTGAGGAATACGAAGTTCAGTTGTCTAGATTGGTAGCTCAGGCTTCTGCCCAGTTGTTACAACAGAATCAAGTTCAAGCTGCTCAGGCACAGGCTCAACAACAGATGCAAGATCCGATTATCCAGATGCAGATGCAAGAATTACAGATTAAGCAGCAGGAAGTTCAGCGTAAAGCACAAAAAGATCAAACAGATGCTCAGTTCAAAGCACTGGAATTGGCTTTAGAAGAAGAGAAAATGAAAAACCAAGTAGAGCTTGAGGGTAACAAACTTGGAGCTAAGATTGCTAAAGAGAGGGATGAGCTAGATCGTAAAGATCAAATAGAAGGTACTAAGATAGGTATTGATATGGCAAACAAAAAAGACAAAGTTGATGTCCAAAAAGGTCAAATAGCTGCACAGTTAATAGCTGCTCAAATGAATTCAGCTAAACAGAAAAAGGATAGCAAATGACAGGATTAGAACTTTTAGTTAAACAATTAGACGAAAAGATAGAGCAATTAAAAGAATCGGTAGTTGTAGGTAATTTAGATCACGTTCAGTATCAAAAACTTTGTGGGGAGATTAGAGGTCTGCTTACCGCAAGGGGTTACGTATTAGACCTCAAAGACAAACTGGAGAATACGGATGAGTGAAACGCTAGACTTAAATAAGGCGGTGGATTTGGCGCAGCTGCTTGATAAGTCAAATGAAGAAAAAGCAACACAACTACCTAAACCTTCTGGATACCGCATTTTATGTGCTATTCCTGAAGTGGAAAAGGAACATGATGGTGGGATTCTAAAAGCAGACGAGACCCTACGATATGACGAACTTTTGACAACGGTGTTGTTTGTAGTAGATATAGGTCCAGATTGCTACAAGGATCCAGTACGGTTCCCAACGGGGGCTTGGTGTGAAA